TTGGTGGTGCTATTACTCAACATAATCATCCATTCTTAATTGAGATGGCTAAGAAAAATGTTAAAGCTACACAGTTTTTATATAATGCACCGTTTAGACCAGCATTTGCTAGAACAGCACTTGGTAAAGTAATGACTCGTTTCCAGCTATGGTCTTGGAATGCAACTAGATTTAGAAATGATGTTATAAGAGAAGCTCGTGTACGTGGTTATCGTCAGGGTACTCCTGAGTATGAAAAGTTTAAAAGAACTGCACAAGCTGATTTACTTGTTTATGGTTTAGGTAGTGTATTTGCTATGAGTTTATTTGATTTAGCAATACCTGCTCCATTAAATCATTTTAAAGAAACCTCTGAATGGTTATTTGGTGATGAAGATACTAGAAATAAAGCATTCTGGGGTATGTATCCTACTAAATTAGCTCCATTACAAATGATTACACCACCTATTGGTAGGGTTCCTATTAGTATATTAAAGACTTTAACTGATGATAACTACAATAAATTCTTTGATTATCATATGTATACTATGTTTCCATTTGGAAGAATAGCTAGGGATGTTGCACCGTGGGCTAAAGGGAATGTTTTAGATAATCCTTACAGAACTATTGAAAAGTTTACTGGATTACCTTATGGTGATTTACAAAAAGAAAGAAGTAAATACAAGAAAGAACTAGCATACCATCCTGTATATAGAAGTGTAGAAGAGGATTAGTTTTTTTCGAAACTTTCTAGAACTTTTGTTAAAGCTTCAACATCAGATAAGCAATCTACATGTACAAGTAAGTATCCCATAGCTGCAAATGAATTGTCATCACAATTAAAACCATACTCTATTTTTAAGCATGGTTCTAATTTATCTATTTTTTCACCGCATTTATCACAAAAGTCCATGTAATAATTTACTTATCTTCTGGTGTTTTTTCCAACTCTTTTTGTTTTTCTATACTTTTATCCATATAATCAATAAATTCTTTTTTTATGCCTTTAAATTCTAAGAATAAATCGAATACTCTTTCATTAGCTATTGTATAGTTTTCTAAGTATTCTAGTTTTTGTCCTATTATTCCTAAAGCTTGTTCTATGTCTTTTCGAGTTGGTTTACCCTTATTGTTTTTCCTTGACATTAGTATCTCCTTCTTGAGCCAAAAAGCCTTCGAGCTCTTTATAGTAGCTCTCGGCTTTTTTTCTCATTTGTTTTTCAGCTTTTAGCTCTCTTTTTAAGTTAGTTATTTGAGCTTGTTGTCTTCTGTTCATTTGAGACAATTCTCTTACTTTATCACAGCAATTCATCAATGCTTCGTGTGTTTTCACTGGGTCCAAGCTTGAATACCTCCTTAAGTTTAGCCTTAGCTTTTGGTTTTGGTTTACCGTATGGAAAGTTTAAGAAACACCATAGTTTATACACATCTTTATGTATGGTGTTGTCAATATTAAATTTCCTATAACCATATGTAGGCTCTTTCATCCATTTGCCTTTGACATAAAGTCCATATATGTTTTGTATAGGACATTCTGGAAATATTTTATTCCATAAGTCTTTATACATTAGTTGTTGTATTTCATGTGATTTACGATAGTCACCTGTTTTTATGTCTATTATAGATAAACGTCCATCTACTTCTGCAACAATATCAGGTGTACCAGCCCAAGGTAAGTCTTTGTGATATAGGAATATCTCTTGACATATTACGCTTGGTTTTATTTCATAGTACCATTTTTCGAAAGACATTAAAGACTTTTTAATAAACTCAGTACCTGCATGCACTTCTTTTCTTTCTAGTAACGCTTCTATTGCTTCGTGCACTGCTGTCCCTCGTTCTGCAGCTTCGTCTCTTAACTTTTCTGCATTCATACCATTTTTCATAAGCCACTCGTCAAAAAACTTTCCTTTTGAGCAAGTTTCTCCTATTATTGTTGTTACTGATGGTTTCCAGTTACTACTTTTTCCTTGACTATACCAACGACCTTCACTCTCGTGTCTTTGTATCTTTAGACTATTTACATAGTCATCTATCATTAGTTTTTTCATTGAGTCTCCTAACCCATTTTTTGCTAACGCCTTTATCTTTGATTGAACTCAATCGTGGTGTTATGTCGCCTCAGGTCTCGGTATATCCACATTTATTGCAGACATAACCGCAGTCCCCTCCTGGGACGACATTACCACATTGTAAACAGTTACTTATTTCCATAATTGCCTATAAATTGTCCTTGTTGATACTTTGAAGAGTACCGATAATTTACTAGGTTTATAACCTATTTTCCAAAGGATATTTATAAGCAATTTATCAAATCTGTTTAGTTTTTTCATGTTACCTACCATCGTTTGCTTTGAAACGTTTAGTTGATGTTAGCATTTGATAAAGCCACCAGCATCGACCATTGTCAGTAGCTTCTAATATTTTCTGTCTTCTTTTTTTAAAGAGTCTTAGATTAGCCTCTTTTTGTGCTTTTGTTAATGGCATTGTTCCTCCTAATTAAATACATCTGATTTAGCAAGTTTTCTTAAGATATAATCTTTTACACGTTCATCTTGTTTACTTATCCATTTAATAAATCCTCTGTACTCTTTATCAGTTAGAGGTCCTTTTTTAGTATTACAAGATGCACATATCATTTGTAAGTTACTTTTAAATGAACCACCACCAGATGATATTGGGTGTTTATGGTCACATACCATATTAGTTACATCTAATTTTTTCTTACAATACTTGCAGGGTTTGTTATATGCTTTATAAAGCATGTCACGTATTTCTGTTAAAGACATGTTAAATATTACTTCATACTCTTTACTACGTTTTTTAAGAGATGACTTTAATGTAGATGATTTCTTCATTAATCTATGAAACATTCTTTTTGCATGTGTCCCATGAGTGGGACGAAGCTTACGCATAAACTTCTTTTCCCACTCTTTCGGACTACGCGACTTCCTTATAGGACGTTTAGTATTCATAACTAGTGTGTTATTTACCTACTGTTTGACCTGTTGGAGTCTTACGCATTGTGTATTTACCAAAACCCTTATACTTACCTCTAGTATTGTGCTCCATATCTATCTCGAAGCCTTTTTTTCTAAGGTTATGTATAACAGCTGATAATCTCCAAGCTCCAAATAAAGTTGCTGCTTGTGCTTGATTAATAGATTTACCTTTAAGCAGATGCAACATTATTCGTTGACTCTTTGAATTTCTGTTTGGTCTTCTTGCCACTTTTCTTTTCCTTTCCTAGGAATATGCCTAGTTCTATTTTATATAGTTTTATAACTAGACTTATAGTGTCGACTAACACTCCTTTATTCCTACCTATGCTAATCAAGAGTATATTAAATAAATTTACACCTCTTGAGTTTTTGTTTTTTAGTATGTTAAACATTAGTTCTCCTTAATCTAAAGCTTGGTTGCCATTCTAGTTCTGTCTTAAACAGTTCACCATCAGTGTTTTTAAGCACTTCTAGTGTCTTATTAGGACTATTAGCTTGGCCATTTAAGCCTATTACTTTACGTGATGCGTTTTCTATTGCACCTGAACCTTTACCTGCATACAGGTCAAGTACCTCGTTTCTTGAGTATTCTCGTGAAACTTGAGATACTTGAATTATAATTAAATCGTTATTTACAGCCATTGATGAAAGGCTATGAGAGATATATTTAATTTGTTCATACTCACCTCTAACATGTGGTGGTGTTTCTACCAAATCAATATAATCTACTACAACAACAGCTGGTCTTAATTCTTTAACTTTAGCCTGTATTTGTTCAAGTGTAGGAGGTATTGTTTGTATTACCATATGATTAAGTTTATGTTTATTTTCCTGATAAACTTGTTTAGGATTGTCATTTATTTCTTCTTTAGTTTTACCAGATACTATTTGCATATTACGTCTATGCATATACCATGCTGATAACTCTAATGATAAATAAAGTGTAGGTATTTGCCAATCAGTATTAACATCATCATTAGCAAAGTCTACACCTAATGCAATACATTGTGCAAGTGTTGTTTTACTTGAACCTGTAGGTCCAAATATAGTAACAAGCTCGCCTGGATATATTGCTGTATCAGATTGTTGTACGCCTAACATTTCAGCTATTGGTAAGCTACGTCCATCAAAGTCTGCAGACATACGTTCTTCTAGCTTTTCTTGTAAGTCGTCACTATTCATAACATCAATCAGATAGTCTTTTCGTTTAAAATGTATACACCTTGTTTTACAATGATTTAACATTATTTCGTCATTACAGCCAAATCTGTAACCTCTGTTGTAAACATACTCAACCTTTTCGACCACACTATTTTCGTTTAAACTGTTATTATTCCAGTGTAAAATAGCGGTTTTTGCATATTCAGAGGGTATACCGTGTCTAAAGAAATGTGATGCTATTCTAATTAGCGTTTGATTTCTAGAGCCTTCTTGAGGCCCATTTGTTAACATTTCTTGTACACATGGTATTACATCCTTTGGTTCAACAACTTTACGTATTTGGGTCATTCTAGGCGCTCTATTGGCTATTTTGTCTTCTAACTCGCCATTACCTACTAGTTCGCTGTATGCAAAATCTAGTCTAGGTTCTTTTGCCATTTCTTGTATATCAGTATATTCTTTATGAATTATATCTTCCCAAGTTAATGGTATTTTATGTAAGTTAGTTTTCTTATTTATTGTATGTTGAACTCTATAAATACCTGTTCTCATGTAGATAGAGTTATCTATTTCATCCCCAAACAATCCTTTTAGAGTGCCTTTTACCAAGTAATGTAGATTATCACTGCTTGGAAAGTTAAATACACTACTATGTACAGCTATATGATAGCCACTGCCACTAAAATAAGGTTGTGTAGACCATTTAATATCTACACCCATTTCTTCTAGTTTTATCATGACGCTTCTAGCTTTATTAAGTGTGTATTCATCACTGTTATTTGCTTTATCTATATCCATGAGTATCCAGTCAATGCTTCTAGGACCAAAATAGTTCTTTAGTCCATTATTAGCTTCAGCATATTCTGCAGCTTCTTTAGTATATAGATAAACTGACCTAAATAAAGGTGTGTCAGGCTTAATGTAATTAACTAAGTCCTTTTTGGCAATGAGTCGCCCTCTATGTTGAGGGCTTCCCACTGCTATTTCGACATAGTCGTACACTATAGGTTACCTACTCCACTAGCGGACATTTCTACACTTTGTTGTGGTGTAGATAAATCAGATTCACTAGCTTCTTTTATAAACCCTTTTTCCTTAAACCATTTAACATCAGCTTCAAGTTTAGCTTTACCTGCATCAGTATTTTCTTGTATTCTATAAAATACTCTTGAATATACTTTAGCTCCAGGTGTTTTTGGCTTTTCTTTGTATACATATGCTAAATAGTTAAATTCAGGGTCATCACCAGGCATAACATTTTGTGCGTGACATTGGTTAAGATGACTAGATATACTTGCAATTTTATTGCCATCTACATCTTCCCAATCGCCATCGATTGTTAATCCTGATTTTTCACCTATAACATCAAAGAAGCCATAAACTCTCTTTAATGCTGTGCCACCAGTAATTTTACCATTTGCATCTTTTTCTATATTACCTGCAATACGTAAAGATTTAGTATAATCACTGCCTTGTTGTTTAACTTCTACATCAATAAATAAATCTGCCCAATCGAACTCGTTTGATTTATCTTCAAAGCCTAGTATAGCAATAGGTGTAATACCATAAAAGTTACTACCACCACTACTTTTTGTTTCTGGTCGAAATATCGCCATCTTTTTCTCCTTCTATTTTATATATGTTAGACCAATTAAATTCAAAAGCTTGGCCACGTAAGTGTTCACATCTACTACCTGCTTCTATAGATTCATCTGCTTTAAATGAAATCATTAACTTATCGTCTTCTCTTAAGACATAACCGATAGCGTCACAATCTGACATAATCAGATTCTTCAGCTTACCAGTTATATCTAAAGATTCAGGTTCAACAAGAGCCTTGCCATCGACAACAGCTCTTGCAACCTTTCTATGTCCA